GCCACTCCCTCTATTGTACGACATCCTCTCAATCGTGATTGTCGTGACCTCAATGTTATGCGTCACTTCCACGAACTTCTCAGGGATAATTATGTTTCTTTGATCCCTTGGAAACGGTCTAAGGTCGTCAATTCTTATAAAGGTCCGTGGCGTGCCAAGTATTTTCAAGCCCAACAGGATTTCCATCGTGTTGGCTTGTTAGAAAAGCATGCCCGTGTTACCCTTTTTTGTAAGGATGACCATGAAATGGGAGTGCCTGAAAAGGCACCCCGTGCTATTCAGTTTCGCAATCCTATTTTCGCTCTTGCTCAGGCCCGATTTACCAAGCCTATTGAGGCATGGTTTTATTCACTTAAAGATCACTATGATACATACATCATAGGTAAAAAGGATCCTTTTACTATTGCTAGGGAACTTCTATTGAAGAGTTCCCATTTTGTTGATCCTGTTTATCTTATGTTGGATGCGTCAAAGTTTGATGCTCATGTTGATGTATTGTGGCTCGAGTATTGTTTCCATTGTTATTTGAGTCTATTTCCCAGACGTTACCATCGCCAAATGGCGTGGTTGTGGAAGAAGACGTATGTAAATCGCGGTTCATCCCGCAAAGGGATTAAATTTAAGACCTTTGGGACTAGGATGAGTGGCGATATGGATACGGGTTTGGGTAATTCACTTATTATGTATTCAATGTTGAAACAGTATTTGTTTGAGACGGGTGTTACTAAGCATTCAATTATGGTCAATGGAGATGATTCATTGGTCGTAATTGAACGCGTAGATTTACCCCGTGCGCGTGAGATTGGGTTGTTTGCTAAATATGGGTTTAAAATGAAGTTTGAGGTAGCGTTCAGCATCCATCGTGCTGAATTCTGTCAGGCTAGGTTGATCGATACTCATTATGGACCAACCATGTCGCGCAAACCTGAACGAATCATGGGTCGTACCAGCTGGACTACTCGTAATTATGGCCGGTATAAGGCGGCCGCTTACGTTAACACTCTTGGTCAATGTGAGCGTGCTGCTAGTTTCGGTGTTCCAATTGCTTCTGCTTTGGCCACTGAGATGATACGGGCTGCAAATACCAGTCGTATGGTTAGTATGAAACCATGGCTCGCTGAACA